GGGTGTGGGACGATCACCGTTTGTCCGCCCTTGCGGAACTTGTGATGGGAACCCTTGGTCGAAACCAGTTCCCAGCCTTCCGCTTCAAGGCGCTTGACGATCTTTTTGCTGTCCCGTTCCATGTGTAGATATATACACAACGCGAGATCGGTGCGCAAGGGAAATGTGTATTTATTTGCGCATTTCTAGTCGAGGAGATTGATGCTTTCTTCCTCGACCAACACGATATCCGCCGCGCTCAATCCCAGCAAGCGACGCGCGGCATAGCGGACACGAATGGAATTGCGGATGCGCGGATCGACTGGCGCTTCCTCGCCGAAGTGGTGCACTTCGGCGGTGCGCTGGATCAGAGGTCGGAAGCTGACCACCACTTCATCAATGCGAGCAACGCCCCGTAGGTTGCGCGCTAGCGCTGCCTTGGGGAACATTCGGGCCTTGCGCTTGCGCAGGCGTCCGCGCCGGTCGCGCTGGCTCTTGCGCGGTTCCATCGGCGTGCCGTCGGGCTGGAGGTTGTCACGGATGCGCCTGGCGTTGCGGTCGCGCAGGGCCTTGGCCAGCTTGCGCGTGAGCTTGCGGCGCTCGCCCGGCTCGAGGCGCTGGAGATAGCCTTCCAGCCAGGGCGCCAGGTGGTCGAGACCGTTATCCGCCATCTGGGTCAATCCAGCGGGCGCGGTGCGACCTGTTGGCCATCGACCCAGATCGAGGTGAGGCCGGGGCCGATCTGGCTGATTTCGGGAATGAGCGGCACAGCCTGCGCGACAGTGGCAAGATTCCAGCGACCCGCATCGCCCGGCGCGGCCGTGACCGCTTCGTTGAGCGAGAGCGTGATCTGCACGTCGACCGCGCCGGCATCGAGGATATCGACTTCGAACGGGATGCCCTCGGCGCCACTGGCGAGCAGATCGGGCTGCTGGGCGCGCAGCCATTCGCACACCGTGAACATGATCACGTCGGGATCGCCGGCATAGCCGCTGATCAACACGATCAGGTCATATTCCCAGGCAAAGCCGCGCTGTGCGCCCTGGCGGGCGATCACTTTGCCCTTTTCCACCCACATGGCCAAGCGATCGGGATCGCGGCCGAGCTCGGGCAAGAGCGCGGTGATTGCTGCGCGCAGGAGGTCGGGTTTCTTCACGGTTGCGCGCCGGTGTGGCGATGCGCGCGCAGCTGCAAGTGGTGGGGCACAGCCTGCACCGCAGCCATAGCCGCGCCTGCCAGGCTTGCGAGCGTGATCGCGCCGATCAGGAAATCACCCATTGCCGATCTCCCCGCCGGCAGGCTCTGGCAGTCCCAAGCGCTTGCGAAACAACCAGGCGGCGCCATCGAGCAGCAAGGCAAAGCCGACCATGCCCTGTCCCATGGCGATCAGCACCGCGACCACGGGATCGAGGTGGTAGAAGCTGACCAGCACGACTGACACCGTGGCGAAGGCGGGCAGCGCGGAAACTTCGCCAATCGCGACATAGCGGCGGCGGCGGTGCCAGTGTTCGGCCATGATCGGATCAGCCGGCGGATCGCCCGCCAGGCCATAGAGCCGCAGACCGAGCTTGGCCGCGACCACAGTGGCGGCGGCAAACAGGCTGGCCAGCCACCAGAAGAAGAAATCGCGCCAGTCGGCCATCGTGTCAGTCCCAATAGTTGGTGGTGTCGAGCGTAGAGGTGGCATCGGTTGCCGGCGGATCGGGCATGATGACCGTCGTGCCCTCGGCGATCTGGGCGGAAAGCGAGAGGCCGGGGTTGAGATCGAGCGCCGCCTCGACCACCCCGCCGGCCGTGGTGCCGAGCACCCGCCAGCACACGGCATCGAGCATTTCGCCCTGTTGCGCGGTGGCGGCGGTGGTCATGCGCCACGTCCAGTAGTTTCGTTGACTTCACGCCTCGTGGGGCGAGCCAATATCATGTTCTGCAGCACATGCAGGTTCTGGCAGAACTCGGCGCGATCGCTGGGGTGTTCGACCGGAAGGGCAAGGAAAGCGTTCCACAGATTGACCGTGATGCCCAGGAGCTCTTTTTCCTGTTCCGTCATCAGATCAACTCGATCGCGACGCGCGTGGTGCCGAGAAGATCGCGGATCGCCTCGGTGCACATGCGGCGGTAATCGGCCGCCGTGAGCTTCTCGTCGTCGGCGCGGGCCTGGCCGTGGGTGGTAGCGGTCACGTCGCGGTGCGTCTCTGCGAGCTCGGCCGCTGCCGCGCAGCGCACCGCGCGGGTGTAGAGCACCACGGCCCGGACCTTTCCGCCGATCTTCCGCAACGGCTCCACCTCGGCAAGGCTGGTGCAGCCTTCAGCCTCGCGCGCGACGCGCCAGGTCGCCAGTTCGCCTTCTGCCGTCAGCAAGCCGCCTTCGAGCGCGCCGAGGAGGCGGGCATGGGTGACGACTTCGCCCAGGCGCAAGGCATCGCGCATGGCGTTGCAGTCGATATCCGGCCACCAGCCATCGCCCGGCATCACGGAACCGGTGGGCGAAACGGGATCGGGCGGAACACTGACAAAGCTCATGGTGCCTGCTTTCGGAGGGGGTGGGGGGTGAGGGCGCGGGCGAGGGGAGCGGATGCTTCCCCGACCGTTCCCGCCCCCCGGCGCGGGTGGCGCAGCTGGTGTTCGGTCAGGTGCCGTCGTTCGCGGCGGGCAGCTTCTTGAGCTCGGCGGTGAGCCGCTCGATGATTTTCTTCACCCCTGCGTTCTGGTCGAGCTCGAGCGCGCGGCCGACATGATCGAGCGCGGCATCGACCAGCGCGCGCTTGCCACCGGCCCGCTGGCTTTCCGCCTCGGGATCGAAAGCGTCGGCTTCGGCCTGGAAGGCGAGGCCCAGCGCCTTATGCAGCTTGGCGCGGACCTGGTCGGGCATGTCGTAGTCGGCGGTAAGGGCGAGCGTTCGCTCGAGCACTTCGCGCGGCACGCCGCTGGCAACGCGCAAGGCGCTGTCGGCGACTTCCTCGGCCAGCACCACGGCCGGGCTGCGCTTGTAGCGCTCGGGCAGGCCGAGATTGGCGGTGAGCACATGCGCGCCCAGCTGGAGCGCCAGCGGCCAATCGCCGACGTCGATCGCCCAGACGAGTATGGTGCCGACGATATCGTCCTGCACCGGCGGATTGGAGCGCATCGCCCCTTCGACCCAGGCGCGATAGCGGCCGATCATGCCGGCTTTCGCGGTGATCTTGCGCTCGACCGACTGAATCTGGCGCAGGCTTTGCAGATCCTGGCCGAGCGCGGCGAGCAGCAGGGCATATTCGCTCGCCACCGCTCCGGTGGTGGGCATGGGCGCGGGCGCATCGGCCGCGCGCGGAGCGACACTGGCAGCGCCGGCCTGGGCCGCGCGGTGCAGTTCACGATGACGGCGAGCGAGAGACATGGGCGGTGCTCCTATTGATGGAAAACCTGCCCGGCGCGGCCCCATGAATGCGGGGGGATGCCGACGCCGGGCAGGGAAGGGGCACAAATCGCTGCCCCTTTTGTGGGTTGGCCCCTGCCACCAAGGATCTAAATGGCAGGGGCCGGGCGGCGCCTGAACAGCGCCGCTCTGCCAAATCAGGCCGGCTTGGGCGCCAGCACGATGTTTTCGACAAAGCCGCTCTTGCCGTAGTCCTCGACTACGTAAGCCACATTGGCGCTCTCGTAGTTCGCCATGCGGTTGTATTCGCTTTCGTCCTTCAGCTGGCGGCGGCGGGTTTCTTCCTGCTCGTAGATCGACAGGTTATCGAGGCTGGTGATGAGCAGGGCGCGCGCCGGGAAGAATGGTACGCGCACGGCGGGCAGGCCGCCGATCTGCTTGTCCGAGCGCAGGATGCGGTCGCGCGCTTCCTGTTCGGTGGCCTTGTCTCCGGCGTTGTTGATCATCGGGAAGTACTTGTCGTGCACCAGGTCGCGCCCGACGATGACCACCAGGTCGGTGCTGTCGCGCTGCCATTCGTCGAGCAGTTCGATCGCATCGATCACCAGGGCGTCCAGGTTGACGTAGTCGGCGCGGGCCGTGGCGGCGTTGCCGGCGTCTGGATTGAAGAGGTCCACGCCCGAAGCGACATAGATCGCCTTGGTGCCATCGGCGGTTAGCGCGCCATCGTTCAGCCAGCGCGCCGGAGCCACGGTGCGGATTTTGTGCAGCCAGCCCTTGTTGACGTCCTGCAACAGCGGATTGGCAGCGCGGTCGGTTTGTGGCGCCACGCTGGTGCCGTTCCACCCGATCATGATGGTATCGCGGCCCTGCTGCTTGAGGATCGCATCACGCAGGATCGTTTCGAACTCAGGCTTGTGGCGCCAGGCGTCGAGCTTGGCATAGGGGATGGCCCAGTCGAAGTCGGTCTTTTCGCAGCGATAGCCGTCGATCTCGGCGCTGTCGGTCGGATCGGTGGGCTGGCGGCGGTTGTTGTTCGCCGTGTTGGTGCGCCCGGCGATCGTGCGGGTGACGCCGATGCCGACCTTGTCGCCTTCCTGCG